CCTCAAAACACTTCACAGGCAACTGCATAAGCACCTGACCACGATCACCTGACTGGATGATGGGTCGAGGCGCCTTGCCCTTAGCGGGGAGGGCTTCATTAACCTTAATCTGGAATTCCTGCTCCACCCGCAAATTGATCTCAGAGAGACACTCCTCATACGCACGACGGAAACGGTCAGCACTCCACTTCTTGCTGTGTAGTTCGTCAACGTTGGGATTGGCCTCGCGCCAGTCGCGAATGGCCTTGTCCGTGAACACGTTGGTTATCAGTGAAGTGACCGTCTTCTCGATCCTCCGCGTCAGGGCCTTGGAGGGATGGAACGGGAGGGGTTTCACACGCTTGGCAAGGCCTGCCTGCAGATTACCCTTGGTAGACTGAAACACCTCAGTGGGTATCAGATCCGGGCCAATCTGCCGAGCTAGTACCTTCTTCTCAGCGGGAGCTTCTCCACCCTTCACTCTCTCCTCCTGGCCATACTCGTCCCCGTTCAACTGGACACCCTCCATAGCACCGTCCTGAACGTCCGGATTCCCCACCTGGGTGAGGATAAGGGACGGGTCGGTCTTGGGGTGCACCGATACATTCGAGCGTGGGGACGAATCCGGTGATCCTCCTGTTCCTACACGGGGCCGGCCTTCTGCAAAATACCTTTGTACACCGGCGCTCTCGTCCATAAAACCCATCATTGCCAAAGGCGCCCACACAATCAAAGCTTGCTTCAGCACCTCGGATACCTCGAGTAAGGATAGATGGTGGACGAAAGTACCATGCGCCCGGTACGCAGTGCCCTTTTCGGAAACGGACGACGCGTGGATAGCCCGTTCGACAACTCCCACGGTGGTTGCAGATATGGGAATTCGAACCAGCCTCTTGCCAAACTTAACACTCCTCCACTGCTGAAAAACAATGAGGGCGAACGCAAAGAGGCAATACCAAAACCTGACTGCGCACAGGAAGACGCCCAAGGCGCCTCCGAGCACGACTGCGTCAAGTTGGGTAAGGCTGAGCAAGCGCAGCAACCAAGGCCGCACTTCTTGACACCTGCCGCAAGAGCAGCGTGCCTCAAGCTCGTAAATCCACGTGTCCTCCTCAGGATTCGAAAAC